GAATATTACTGACCACATTGAGTTTGCAGTTGATGAAGCAATCGTTGAGGTTAATAATAAAAAGCCAAAGAGGAAGTACATAGGTGCGTCTTCTATTGGAGAGGAGTGTTCAAGAAAAATTCAATACAGGTTTATGGGGTATCCATCAGACAAGGATAAAGAATTTAGTGCTAGAACATTGCGTATATTTCAGTTTGGACATGAAATTGAAGATTACGCTGCAAAGTGGTTAAGAGATGCAAAGTTTGATTTAAGAACAGAAGATACCAATGGTAAGCAGTTTGGTTTTTCAATAGCTGATGATCAGATTAAAGGCCATATAGATGGCGTTATCTGTGATGGACCTGTCACTATGAACTATCCTTTGTTGTGGGAAAACAAATCTGCAAATGATAGAAAGTTTAAAGAATTTGTTAAGCTTGGTGTGGCAAAAGCTAATAAAGTTTATGCAACTCAAATAGCTTTGTACCAGGCGTATATGGAACTATCAGACAACCCATGTTTGTTTACGGTTGTTAATAAAAACACAAGTGAAATCTATTATGAATTAGTTCCTTTTGATAAAGACCTTGCTCAGTCAGCAAGCGACAAAGCGGTAAATATCTTGACTGCAATTAAATCAGGTGACATTCTACCACGCATCGCACAGAGTAAGGATTTTTATTTGTGTAGGTTCTGTGATTTTCAGAATGCGTGTTGGGAGCAATAAAAATAAAAATATAAATTGGGTGGAAAAATGGGCGTACTTAGAATTGGTAATACAAAGTCAAAAAATCTAGCAGACGATATTAGTGAAAAAGTTCCAAAATCAGTACAATTACAAGCGTTAATTGATACATATCCCAATGGGATAATGAGAGGAACACAGTTTGAAATTGGTTCTTTAGATGGAGAAAAGGGAAAGTCATTAAAGATATCTGTTGATGCTAATAGATCTGATTTCATGCAAGGTATGGATTTCAGTACCCATGAAGGCGTTGGCGGTATTACAAAGATTATGATGGAAGGTCGAGGTATGACGCTGCAAGACGTGTCTGAATACTTTGCTGATTACTTAGGGCCAGAGTTTCGTCCACCTCCACCAGAGAACCCTGTCAATCTTAATCTTAACCAGGAAAGCCCAAAACCTCAAAAGATGCAGATTGATATAAACACACCACATGATGGTGAACACGTTTATACATCTAGTGAGGGTGAAATTATATGCCTTGTACGGCGTTACATATCTAGGAGCGAGGATGGAGAGGTTCTTCGAGGTAATGATGGCAAAGCTAAGAAAGAGTTTCGTCAGTTCTCTGGCAACAGTACGTTTCCTAAAATGCCAGATACAAGACCTTTGTACAACATTCCGGGTATATTAGAAGCAGAGCGCATCATATGGGTTGAAGGTGAGAAGTGTGCAGACGATCTAAACTTTTTAGGTCATACAGCCACCTGTCATTTAGGAGGCGCTGGTATGCTTTCTGTTAGATCTGCACCTAGCTATGACTTCTCTCCGTTACAGGGCAAGCAAGTCATTCTGTGGCCTGATAACGATAGCGCAGGGGTCAAAGTAGCAAAGTTAGTGCAAGACCTAGCGACGAAGGCTGGGGCTACCTCTGTGACCATGCTAACGCCGCCAAGGGGAAAGCCAGACAAATGGGATGCCTCTGATGCAATTTCAGAGGGTTTTGATGTAAATAACTTTCTAAACGCACCGCAACACAAGACAAAACAAAACATATCTTTGCGTGATGAGAGCTTACTTGTCTCCAATATGTTTGTGGGCGCTGCACCAGAACAAAAGTTTTTAATTGCAGATACGATACCTCTTGGTGTGCCAGTCGTGTTTGCAGCGGCTGGTGATAGCGGTAAGGGTATGATGACGTTAGATCTCGCAATGAAGGTTGCATCTGGAGAATCAATGCAGAGTTCTTTTGGTGGTTTTGTAGCCAATCATGGCAATGTTGTATTGATGTCAGCAGAGGATGATAAAGATGAGTTGCACAGGCGTATTGAAAGACTTGATCCGTTAAACGCTCGAAGTGATTACCAACACGACTTGCGTGTACTGCCATTGCCAAACCTGGGCGGTGTATTTCCAATGATGCAGAAGGTAGATAATACATACATCATGGCTCCAGAATTTGAGCGGTTGTATGAGCAAATACTTGAGATAGATAACCTAGCTCTGTTTGTTGCAGATCCGATGGCATCTTTTGTTCATGCAGACATCAATGCTGACCCAGCGGCAGGAGCTGCATTTATGGGTATGCTTGCACAGTTAGCCACAGAAACTGGTGCGACTGTCATGGTAAACCACCACATGGCTAAAATAAGGGACAGCGACGTGATTACAACGCCTGAACAGGCTCGTAACCTAATTAGAGGTACATCAGCGATTGTGGATGGTGTGCGCTCTGCATTTAGCGTTTGGCAAGTAGACGAGAAAATGGGGCGTCAGCGGTGTAAAGACCTTGGCGTTACATATACTCGTAATTCTGTCTTTGATGGTGCTGTGGTTAAATCTAATGGCCCTGCAAACCGAGAAATCAGACACTTTATAAGAAACTCAAATACTGGTCTTCTCGAAGATAGGTCTGTGGACATTAGAAACTTAGCTCTATCTACAGCAGTGCGACTAAGGCTTGAGCATATGTATGAGTTTATTTCTATGTGCGAGGAACATGGAATGGCAGTAACTAAAGGCGGTAGTGATGATGGAGCCTATGAAGCAATCCGTGTTAGCTCTTCCTCAGAGCCATGCGTTTTAGCGCTCAAAGAAGTTAGTTCATCTACCATAAAGAATACGATCACAACGTTACAAGAAGAGGGTCGTATTGATGTTTACAGACTTTCTCAAGTTGGTGTTAAAAAGTGGTTAGGAACCATGAATGGCGTTATGTCTCAAGGTATCTACGAGGCTAGAACTGCAAGAGAAAATCATTGACAACAATGGGAGTATATGTTAAAAATCCCATATTAAATGAAAGGAGGTAAAGATGTTAAAAGTATTTGACACATTAGAAACAAAACCAACGCTACAGCAAGCTCAAGAGATTGTTGGTGGTCTTGTTGAAATGGTACATTCTCCAAGCAACCCTGATGTTCAGGTTTTGGTCAATGAAGAAGGTCTGTTACTTGATCTGCCTTGGAACGAAGAAGCTACTAAATATGCCCAAACAGGTATTGTAGGTAACGCTATTGTTCTAAAGGGTGATGCAAAATGGGACTAAAATCACTACACCCGGCGCAAAATGCAGAGTTAGACTTTTTGCGTCGGTCAGTAGATAGACTGCAAGAAGATGAATACAGAAATAATGAAGCTAATAATATAAAATTACGCCTCTGGGAAGCCAGAGAAGAGTTAGATAAATTTGTTAAAAACCTTAGAAAAGAAGGTTATAACATATAATTATCTAATTGAATTGGCAAATGGGGACGCATAAGAACTATATTGCGTTGGATATTGCGGCTGAACACTTCCATAAGATTGATATGCTGGTTGTTGCTGGTATTGTTGCGCCATTTGATAGGGTTGTTGATAAGGCTGCTGATAACTCGAATAATTGTTCGGGTAACCATAAGAACTTCCGCCCATAATACCACCACCATAATACGGTTGTTGTTGCATTGGCGGTTGATAATAAGGCTGTTGATAAGACGGTTGTTGGTACCCTCCATAACCACCTCCGTAACCGCCAAAGCCTCCTTGAAAACCACCACCATAACCACTGCCGTAGCCTCCACCATAACCTCCGCCATAGCCGAGTGGCTGCATATAATTTCTTCTTTGCTGTCTTTGCTGGTTAAACTGACCGTAAGCATCAGTGCCTTCGAAAGCTGATTGCAATCTTTGAAGTTCTGCTCTTTGTTCTTCAGTTGGGCCTAAACTACTAGCATAATCATTGTACGCTTTGTACTCATCTGTATCAGTAACCGCAGTTCTATACTGCTGCATTGGATTAGAATAATTGTTCGGGTATTGCTGTCTGCTGCCCATATATTGCTGAAACAACTGCTTTAATTGAGCGCCAATACCATCTGATAAATTTGGAATACCCGGAGTTGGCGTTGCGGGAGCTGAGGTTGTTGGAGGGGTAGTAGGAGTAGCTGGTACTACTTCTGTGCCTGGAACTGCTGGTGTTGTAGTCGCTGGTGGACTACCTCCAGCTTGTCCAGTTTGACCACCTTGGCTACCTTGACCGTATTGATTGTCCCAATCCTTGCCGTATTGCTCTATAGCAGCGTCATATGCTTCTGGAGATCCATAATTAGCTACACTTGTTTTTAAATTTATAAAAGCATCTCTACCTGTTTCTGGATTTGAAAAATCAGGCAACCCCACCGTTGTAACTGGGTCTGGTGGATCAGTCCAAGTGTCTATTGGAGAAGGACTAACTATTGGGTCAACTTCTGTTACTGGGTCTACTTGCGTAGGGTCCATATCAGTGATTGGATCGGTGACAACTGGAGCAGCATCAGCAGATTTTATTCGGTCTAAATAAGCCTCGTATGCTCTATCTTGCGCTTTACCAATACTACCAGAACCGCCCATACCAAAGTAAGGGCTGTTATACATATCCATAGTTGCAGCACCCTTACCTGCCGATAAATAATCTTGAAACTCTGGGGCGTCAAAAAAACCTGGATCAAGATCAGAATATTTGTCTTTAAGTTCTTGTGGGTTTGGAGGCTTAGGATTTAAAATTGGATTAACAATTGCTGGCTCAATTAGTGGGTCAATATCTTCTGGGTCAACTAATTCACCACTTGAAAGTTTAATTTTGTTTTCGTCTCCAACAAATATTGGATCAATGGCTGGATTGTAACCTGGATCACCAGGATTAAAACCTTCTGGAAGTCTTACTGGGTCTGAGTCAACAGCGTTAAAATCTATTTTTTGAAATGGTTCTATTGGAATACCCTGTTCCAATACAGGTGCAGATCCAATTCCTTGATCTATTGGCTCTTGAGTAACCGTAGAAGTAGTTCCACCAGTACCAGTAGAAGATCCTTCCAAACCAGGCCAACTTCCTCCGCTCGTTGCTGTAGGATCAGTAGCTAACCAATTATCATAAGAAGCTTTAGAT